TCCCAGATTGGGTAGAAGTGAAGACCGATTGCGTTAGACGAGGGGACGATTGCCCCTGAGATGATGTTGTTTCCATATAATAATGACCCTGCTACGGGTTCTCTAATACCATCTATGTCAACTGGAGGTGCTGCTATGAATGCTATGATAAAGCATGTAGCTGCCGTTAGTAGTGCAGGGATCATAAGGACACCGAACCAACCAACGTAAAGTCGGTTGTCGGTACTTGTTGTCCAGTCACAAAAACGTTGCCAGTTATCAGTTGGTTTGGTTAATGTTACTGTTGTTGCCATTTAAAAAATGCCGGGAATTATTTGTCCAGTTATTATGTATGAACCAAGAGCGGCAACGAAACCTAGCATAGCTAGTTGACCGTTGACACGTTCAGCATTGTCAAAGTAATCAGCCTTGATCACTTGTACTTGAGGCTCGGTTGCGAATCTGTTGTTACGTCCGCCCTGTTCAGTTGTAGTTGTCATTGATAAAAGAGTAAGAGTTCGTGTGGCAGGGACGATCTTTCGGGCTGCCGCTATTTAATTACTTGAAATGGTTGTGTATATATCCAACCGTTACATAAATACTTCCTTACTTTAGGTGGGAAGCCACGATGTAAGTATGTCCACGTGGCAGGGAATATAACTAAACTACCACACTTAGGTTGCAGTCTAGTTCCATCTGTAAATTCTGTGTAACCTTCATCTTTTTTCTTAATAGTATTAAGGTACCACATAAAGACATAAATTCTAGAACCATGTAGTTGATCCATGATCCAGTCATTATGCCAATCATAAAATCCATTAGGTTCATACCTTTGTAATTTATACCCAAGATCTGTGACTGTCTTATAGGTATAAGGTATATTCATTGTATGAAAGCTTTTTAAATAAGCATTATATTCATGTATACCTTCTTGCAATGCTTTACAGAAAACAGCGTCTTCTTTCTTCCAGTTTTGTTTCCTAGTTAATACAAAATCTTTAGTATCTTTTATAGTTTTATCGACTCTTCGATCAGATCCAATCAATCCATCATACTTACCATCTTCCTCATCAAATTTTTTGATCACTTTATTACAGAAGTATCTAGTTAAAGAGTTCTCTTTCACCCAGATATAATCACTAGCTAATGCCCGTGGTCTTACGTCTGCATTTTTGTAATCAGAATTGGACATCAGATCTATCTAGTTTTTCTATAACATCTTGTCTGTAAGCTGGGTCATCTTCGTAACGAGGGTCACTCATTGCTTTTACTAATTCAGCTTGACTTCTGAATGTATCTTCAGAAGTTTTGGGGGATTTACCTGATAACATACGTCCTTCGTATCCGTTTGCGTCGTTGTATTTTGCTTGGAGTCCTTGAGCTGCTAACCTAATAGCACCTACATTACCTGTAGAAACTAAATCATCAAAGGCTTTAGAGTCAGCATCAGGCATATTTTCTTTAGCCCATGAAACTATCTTACCGTACTCTGCTTCTCCACCAACTGAATTTCTCACTACATTTATGTCAGCTTCAGTTAAATCTGGTGTTGAATCTTGTGCAGGTGCATTCTTCTGTACTTCAAGATAAGCATTAAGTAATTGATCAGTACTTAATGTTTTAAACTTATCAATAGTTTCAGGGGATAATTTCTGATCATTCTCCCAATACTCAGTTGATGCTTCATTAATTAATTCAACTGCTGGAGATGTTTCTTTAGTTTCTTTCTCTTCTTCAGTATTTTCTTTGGACTCAGTAGTATCTTCGGACTCCCCAGTTGTCTCGCTATCTTCAGAATCTTTTTCTCCAAGTTTCTTTTGGAGTTCTCCATATGCTTTTTCAAGTTCTTCTGCTGTTTTGTATTTACCAGCAAGCAGTTGATCTTGAGATTCAGTTATTTTTTCTCCTACTTCTAGAGAATCCTGTTCGTCTGCTGTGAGTTCTACTCCAGCACTCTCACCTACTATCTCAGTCTGTGGTGTGTTATCAACTGTTAATGTTTCTGCCATACTATTGTTCAGGTGGTTGTGTTATAGCATTAAGTGATGCATTCTTAGTAGGATCTACTACTGGTGCGCCTGCCAATTGACCTGCTTGATCAACTAATGACTGACCCATCTGTGCTTGCATTGCTTGCTGCTGTTCTTGTTGTAGCTGTTGTTGAGTCTTAACTAAATTCAATACATCTATACCTTGGGCTGCAGCTAAACGTTTAATAGCTTCATCAGGATTGATGTACTGCATCATAGCTTCTGGTCCCATTGTTTGTGCAATGGTCTGTATGAATTGAGTTAAAGCTTCTCTATCTTGTCCTCTACCTAGAGCATTAACTCCAGCTACTATCTGAGGACGTACTAAATCTTTAGGTATATTAGGTATCTGTTTACTACGTTGTAGAACTAACAAAGTTCTATTTAAATATGGTACTAAGAATTCAACGGTTAATAGTGAGAATATGCCACCAAGCTGTTGTTCAAGTTCCATCTGCGTGAGGCGTACCTCTTCAGCAGTAGTCCTTTCACTTTGCCTAACGTTCAATTGCATAAATGCTTCACCTATTCTTTTCTCTAGTTGCTGTGCCATTTGTGCAGCTGTACCGAAGTCAGCTGTTTTACCCACCTGAATAACTGCAACGTCCTCAGGTCTACCCTGAACGATTGCACCGTTACCTGCCTTAGCTATGGTGGCTGGTTTTGTTGTTGAACTAGGAGATACAAGGAACACTACCTTAGCAGCCGCTGCAGAGCCTTCTACGAGTGCCTGAGATAGTCCTTCGAGGGATCTCAAGTCACCTAAGAATTCTTCTACTCTTCCTCTTCCGTAATCTTCACCATCTACTGTATTAAATCGGAGAGGCAACCATGGACTTGTGTTTTTTGGTGCTGTGCTACGACTATCAGGTAGTATTTTATCTAAACATTCCTGATGCCAAACCCAACGACCACTCTTCTCATCCAATCTGACGTAGGTATACACCTCAACATCATCTCCATCAGAACCTGATTGACCATCCTCATTAGGTGAGTTGGTTTCATTCTTCTTAGGCAGTTCTATACCTAATACTTTTTTACTAATTAATTCTTTTGTTACTATTTCTAGAACGTTTCCGTTACCATCTCTATTGACAACATATCTATTTAAAGGGAAGTTCTTTAGACCATCTTTACCCATAAATATTAAAGCATTACCACCTACGATGAGGTGTTTCAATGCTTGATGTATTACTACACGATCACTTGATGCTGCGATGTAATCCATGACCATTCTCTCCATCTTGGAGAAGGATAGGTCAAGTTCACTTCTTATATCAGCAGGAATTTCTTCGCCTAGCTTATCATCTCGTACTTGTAGCTTAAAGAATGTAGTTTGAGGAGGAAGTAACGCTAGCATTAATTTAGCTGCTAACGTTACTACTGCCTTAGCTCCTACACTTTGCCACGGAGTAACTATTCTTTTATGGTTAGGATGAGAACTTAAATCTTGGTCAATTAAATAAGGTAACGTGAGTTCTGAACAATCAACTGCTACATCTAGGAATTGAGATCTTCCAGTTGTTAATTGATTGTATCTCTCACGTGCATTCATTTATTTATGCCTCCACTTGGAGCATTGTTTCCAGTATTCTGTTGATCTTGTAGTTTAATTCTTAACGCACCTGTTCCTTGAGCTTGTGCATTAGGATCTTTTTTACTACGTGCCTGTTGCACCGCTGGATTAACTTTAGATTCCAGAGCTTGTGGTACAGGTGGTGGCTTAGTAGGTGGCAATGGTGGTGGAGGTGGTGGCGGTAAGGGGTCCATTGGTGGTGGTTTTGGGGGTGATAGGCACATTAAATTTCTTCCTCCATTATGGATTTAATATAGTCTATAACTGAGGCTTGACCCGCACGATACATAATCGATTCGATTGATTCTTTAGGATGAACTGGGTTCCAACCGAAGTTAGAATCAAGCCTGTCAATTAGTTCATCCAGTCGGTCGTTGTGTAGCCTAAGAGTATTTAGGGAGATTGGTGTTTGCATGTTCAAAAAAAGCTGGCATTCTGGCTCGCTTGGTCTCAGAAAATTCAGGGGCTTTGCCCTCATACATTAACCGATCGCTAGCATCTAGCCAGAATTTTTTGTCCAAATATCTATCGTAGGTATTTATACCTAGTGGTTCTAAAATCCAGTTAATAGTTGCCTTCCGAAGCTTATCCAAGCTAGGAGAAGCAGAAAGACCCAACTCTGCACATACAAGAGAATTACTGCCGACATGGATCTGCTCGTCTCTTGAGATATCTGCCGATACTGTGCGTAGAGCAGCATCCCCATTAAACCGAAAGAA